GGCTCAACAGCGATAACTCGTTTAGTTGTCGCTTCTTTTAGCACGAAGCTAAGTTTATTATAGTCCACAACTTCGGACTTCCTTCTAACAAGGCTTGCAAAAGCCTTTGCATCGTAGTCCTTGTACAATCCAGGGAGGATTGCATCTCGGGCAGATACGTTGTTAAAAAGAGCCTCAATTGCATATGGAAGCGCACACGATGTCACGGACCAACTTTCGCTCGAGAATTTCCGAGCTATATTGGTAGCATTCCCGTGAACACCGATAGAGGCACCGTCACTGAAGTCGCAACGCTCTAGAACCCGTTCTAACTTGAACGGTCCAAGGACCTTTTTTATCCATAACTTGGCCTTATTCTCAATGGCCTTGTACGGTTTGGTCTTATTCGAGCCCCGTGTTGTTCTGCGGGCCCTCATCTTTTGGTTGACCCTCTTACATCGATGCTCTCCCCTAAGGAATACGCGCTTTGCAGCGCCCTCGGGATCAAGCTCCGGTGCATTGAAGGGATACTTACGGATAAGGTTTGCGACCTGGTAAGCCAGGAAGTGCTTCCCTGGGGTATCATACTCCGTGGACACCAACTTACCAGCGGCGTTGAGAGCCGGTACCAACTGGCGAGCTCGAAGAGCTCCCTTCATTGGTCCTAACTCGACGCCATTGTCATCGTTCAGTGAACCTATTACAGACGAGATCAGACCCAGATACTCAGGGTCTGTCAACGGGCGGGAGAGTTTTTCTCCAGCGGTTGTACGGTTAGACATGATATCACTCCGTTCGGGCACTGGGCCTCAAGCTCATCCGTAATGGAACTAAGCTTATACGAGACAGCGCCTGCTGTGGTTAATAGGATAAATAAGTACGCTACAAAGAAGGGCATGGTGTCCTCCTATTAGAACGTAATCTTATTGTCTTCTACCACCTCAGCGTATTCCGTGGCTGCGAAAAAAGCAACCGCGTCAGCTATGAAAGCTGATACTTCGGATGTCTGAACAGCTGCAGGTATACTACCCTGCAAATTCAGAATCATGTCACCTACATTTTCCGTACCGTCTGTGCCAGTACGCGTAAACTTCGCTTGACTCCGGGAATTCCCGGCGTAGGTCGCAGTCTTCTTGGGAAAAGTCCGCCTTATATCAAGGTGGTCCCGAAGATTGTACGACTGGGCAGGGCCAGCATAACGCTTGCCATCCGATCCGAGCGAAGTATCTTCAGTGTAAGTCTTGGTATTGAATGTAAGGCTCATTATAGAGTCTCCAGTTAAAGTCCCTTAAACGTACGGGACAAGATTGGGTTAACGTTCGATGAATAAAGCTCGTCGGGGTTTATCCCTTGATGAGATTTTTGCCAATGAGGATCAGGTCAAGAACTTGATCGGCACCAAGATTGAGGTCATGGTACAGAGTCCATCCTGACTGATCTCCAATTCGACGAGTCTTTCCTTTGGAGCGAAACATCTCGCTCCCCCCCGGGTTTCCATGTCCGGTGTATGAGGATCCAGGATTCGACCAAGTCGCGGTGACACTACGTCGTGTAGTGATCTCGAACTCGGTTGTGGTCCATTCACCCAGCACCTTTAATGAACTACGGGGGACGAGTGCTTGAAGATATGCGCCAGTATTAGCGAACCAGTCAGCAATAAAGCTGAGCCAGAGTAGCTCGTACGCAGCGCTTGGATAATCTGGGTAATGAAAACCCCAGACATTCTTCTCAAGTAGACGGTACATAACACCAGCACGGACAGATGTATTGATGTCTGTCGTTAGCTCACTATGGAGGTCAAAGTACCCCACAGAGGCAATCATACCTTCGTCTTTCGACAAGGTTTTTGACTGCGCAGAGAAGCCGCGAGATGTCTCCCGGTAGCCTAACACGTTATGTACAGCTTGGTCTACAGCACTCATTGCACTAACAACACTCCCGATAAGCGGTCGAACTGCATACCGCCCTGCTAATACGCTGTCTCCCAGTACTTGGAAGGTAGAACGCATGATCGGATCGTCGAAGTAGTACGAAGATCGGGACTTTTTAAGACCCAACCCGCGTGTCCTGAGTAAAACTTGTTTTTCCCACTCTCGTTGCTTCTGTATGCCTTTCCGGTTTTTACGGAAGAAGGCATTGAGGGACTTGAGTGGTGATTTAACAAATCTCAGGGTTTCGCGAAGCTCTCCCACCTCGGTTGCTCCTTGGAAGATAGGCTTATTAGCATTGGCTTTCGCCCGTGTAAAAGCTTCTCTCCTTAAGGTTTCACCGATACGGTGCCCTTCGATGTGATGAAGGAGTCGTGCAGGATTAGCGCCAAAGTACCACAGCGCACCGCCAGAATAATCGGCGTAATAGTCCGTGCCGGCTTGGATTTTCGTATAACCACAATCTCCCCCGTTTTGGAAACGGGTATCGACTATAGTTTGATACGGATTAAAGAAAAGTTCACCTTTTTTGCTACGCTCATGGAAACGTGGGATCACGACATCAGCTGTACGGTGGTACGTCCCGGAATAGTTCTCCTTTGAATAGGAGGTAACTCCGGAACTACTTCCCGATACAGTTTTTCTTAAGATGACGTTTGTCCTCGAATCCTCTTCGCGTATGCGCATAAAGTGTACTCCTCTGCTTCGGCTGAAAGTGCATAATGGCGAACTGGGCAGGATGCCCTGGCTCTTCCTTCCCCCCAACCACTTACTCACAGGTCTATCAATCTCGCGGATGTCTCCTTGAGATATCTCCACCCATCGGTGGCGCATTCCAGAACGTTCAGGAATACGAGATTTTTACAAAGTCCTTTTGAGACCGCTTGCCTTCTGGCTGCGCATCTCTAGGGATCGCCTGTGAGGG